GTTATAAATTGGGAAACTTGGGATGGCACCTGGCAATTTGATGGCAAATAAACGATAACTATTCTGAATGATCTATTAAGAATATTGATGATGAAACTTTAAGCTGATACTTGATATCATACCCGTCATTATTGTCTTCTCTGAACAAACCAGAATTCATACCATTGTCATTATTAAAATAAACTCCGCCTAAATTTTATGTTCCTTTTACAGATAATTATCTGCGTTTCAATGAAGTAGAATTTAGGTAATTGGGATAGATGAGCAAAACGCAAAAGCAAAATTACCTTCCAAGATGCCATTAGCAATTTTCAGTTACAATGTGTCACCCAAAGTTTCAAATGCGTATCAATTGTCACAGTGGTGATAAGGCTTTGATTGGTGGCGAGATAGATAGGACTGGCTTTAGATAATGTCACAGTGCATTTTGGACGTTTCTGGACGTCTTTGTATCACCTTTATTTCAAATTTGCGCTGTTTTTAGACTGGTTTCAGATCATCAGATTTTTGGGAGGGGTCATCAGATTTTGTGGACTCGCAACTGGAGTGCAAGGGGGCCGATCATGGTTAGCGTGTCGGTCTGATCTGAGTCTATAATAAGAACCCGAAAGTCTTTATTGAGTGGTTGGAGGACAACTCCCTTACGAGCCGGATCGTACTGTATCCTTTTCAGGGTAATGCCTCCCTCGAATCTGACCGCGCAGATTCTACCGTCTGTGTTCTCCCAATCGTACTGCTTTTTGATCAGCACAATATCCTCATGGAGTATCTGCGGCTCCATACTGGCACCATTAACCCGGAAGGCAATGTAGGAGTCCGTTCCATGTGGAAGATACCTGGTTGGAACTTCGACAGAATCCGCCGGAACATAGTCATCTCTCACAACTACCGGTTCTCCAGCGGATATTTCCGCCACGATCGGGAACATGGAAGTACGCACGTAAGTTCTATCAAAATCATTGACTAAGGTGGGCTTGCCATCGATGACCTGCACCTTCTTAGTAGTCTTCACATCGGGTCCCAGTTCCCAGGGAGCCTGGATGAACATACTGCCTTCTGCTCTTAAGAGCCAGTTTACATTGATCCCATTCTCGACCAGTTTTGCCAAGAATTCCGACTCTGGATAACGGGCGTTACTCTTGTATCTCGCCATAGAATTGGTAGAGATACCAAACTTTTTTTCAAACTCATAATTCTTCAAATTCAATGCTTTTACCAGCATTCCGAGCCTTGTTCCAATGTCTTCTGCCTTCATTTCTCCCCCTTCAGGGCATATTTTCGCTTGACTCTTGCCCAATGGGTATTATAGTGTATCTGTGAACAATGTAAATACCCAGACGGTTCACGTCAAGAACTAAATTTTATAGTGTGATTTGGCGGCGGATTAATCCGGCGGTCTCAGGAGTTTTTCAAATAGTGCCGATTCTGGCAGAAAGGACTTCCCAAGTTATTGCAGGTCAGTTATGTAGAGACCAACAATAATATACTGGAGGCGCTTATGAAAGCGACCACTTACGAGACAGACGAGCAGGTGAGAAAAAGCAAGCACTGTGACAATTATAGCACTGTGACAATTGTCACAGTGCTTTCCGTTCGGGAAGATAATCCGCTAATGCTGACTACAAGACGCTTTGAACGGTGTGACAATAAAAACAGGCAGAAATATGTCACAGTGGTACCCCGAAACCAGACCACTGTGACAATTAAAAAACCGGTAATTGTCACAGTGCTTATAGCGGTAACTGAGTTTTATTCGAAGAGGCTGAAAATGAGCAAACGTAAGATCAAGGCGGTATGGCTGACCGTCGAGCGGGTGGCAGAGCTAATGAACTGCTCCACCCGTACCGTATGGAGATACGTAACCAGCCACCAGATCAAGGTATATAAGCAGCAGGTGCAGATCGGCAATACGAAGGTAAACAAGTCCTTCCTGCTGACCGAGCCTGACACCCTTCAATTGGAGATGAGCGACTGTGAGAGCAGGAACATCCTGCCTGGCAAGTTCGTGGAAATGCCAATCGAAGTGGACGGCAAGCGGATGAATAGCGCTTTGATCTACCAGTATGTCAAAGTTGAGGATCAGAAGGGTGGTTATTATGAAGCCCTATGACTTCAGTATAGAAGAGTACCGGGAGTTCTTAGATGAGCAACTGCCTAATCGGGGCAGAATGCCACTCTTGAACGAACTTAACTTCCGCAGAGGCAGGAAGCCCAAGCAGGAATCAGTCCCGGTTACCAGAATGGAGCAGACTGATCCCAGTTCTATATATAAGGAAGCTGAAGACGGCTCGGATGGCGCAGACTGTTTTGAATCACAGACTCTCCCAGCAGTAGATAGTCAACCCGATCAAACAGATCAATACATCGACTTCACTCCCTATGAGCAGGTCTATACTAAGTTCGATGGCGAGGCGAAGCTCTATGGTCACTTCTGCACGATCGTGCTCAATCGCCTGGCTGACTGCGAGTCCAAAGTATCTGAGTGGGAAAAGATCGCCACTGAATACAATAATGGAACTCTGGTGCCTGAGCTATTCAGGATGCGTGGTAAACGCACCGAACGGGCACTGCGACTCTGGATTGAACGCTATCAGGAAGCACAACAGGATATGTATGCTCTGATCCATCGTGGACGTAATAAGGAACACAAGCGCAAGGTAACCGATCAGGAGAGCGCATTACTGTTACAAGTACTGCTGCATCCCAATCAGGTAACGATCGGTTCGGCGATCTCGGCACTCAAGTCCAAAGCCAGGATGGGTTGGATTGAATCTCCCTCCAGTGTCCCAACCTTGAGACGCTGGTGCACGGAATGGGCAGAGGATAATCCTGCTATCTGGAGTCAAACCCGGAAAGGCAGTAAGTTCGTAGCCGAGCATATCATCAAGACCATCATCCGGGACAATATCCTTGATGTGGGAGAAGTATGGGTAGCTGATGGTCATACCCTAGCTTTCGATATCTACAATCCTAAGACCGGGAAAGCCCAACGCATGACCATGATCATGGTACTGGACTGGGCAAGCCGCTATCCCGTGGGAGCCTCACTCGCCTTTACCGAAGATAGCCAACATATCCAGATCGCCTTCAGAAATGGCTTCCTCAATACATCCCACTGGCATCAGCAAGCTGATTCCAGCGGGAACCCTGTACAGACCCGCCCACCCTTCGCTGTACTGCCTAAGTTCGTATATCTCGATAATGGCAAAGCCTTCAAGAGCAAACTCTTTCATGAAGCCTGGGAATCGCATGATCTGGAGATAGAGATGGGTGGCATCTTCCCCAAGCTCAACATCGGAGCCCAGTTCGCAGAGAGCTATAATGCCAAAGCCAAAGTGATCGAACGCTTCTTCAAGACTTTCCAGGAGCAGTTTGAAAGGTTCATCTCCAGCTTCCGGGGTTCCTGTATCGATAACAAGCCTGCTCCGCTGATGCGTAACGAGAAGTGGGCTCAGAAGCTGTATCAAGCAGTCCCACCCACCATCGAGGAAGCGATGCAGATGATCGGCTTCTATGTCAGATACGTTTATGGTGAGACCCCGCATGGAGGATTAGGTGGCAAGACACCCTGGCAGGTCTTCAGTTCCGCTCCTCTGCCGGAAGACAGACTGGTGCAGCCCGGTAAACTGAACTTCATGATGCTGAGTGCCGAACGCAAAGCAGTCCGTAACGACGGCATCGTCTTCAATAAGCTCCGCTACTGGCATCCTGCCTTGATCGACCTGATCGGCAAGCCTGTGATCTTCCGCTACGATCTGGCTGATGCCAGGTGGATACTGGTCTATGATACCAAAGATGTATTCATCTGCCAGGCAGAACTACGGCAGACCCAGCATCCGTTCATTAAGCTGGCGATGGATCAGCCCATGGCACATAAAGCCCTCAAACAGGAATACACCTATATCAAGAAGCTGCAGCGCAACACCGAACAACGCTCCAAGCTCTTCGTAAAGAAAAACCAGGAAACGGTGGATGCCCTGCTTGAGCCGTATCAGCGGTTAATAGCCGCCAGTGAGAACCCCACCTTTATCCAACCGCCTGCCCTGGAAGCTCCTGAGCCGGGTCCGGAGCAGTTCATTGCCAACCTGGAGCATCAAGTAACCAAGCTTCTGGAAGACAGACCGGAACCACAAGTGCCTGAACATGAGAAAACGGATGTAAACGATACCAATGATGAAGATCAAACCTCCGATCCCGGCATCGCCCTCAATGACAGCTTCAAAGAGATGTGCGACTTCATCGGCATCAAGCAAGCAGCCAAATGATCACGATTAAAATTAAGGAGATACAATGAAACAAGGTCAACTGATTAAAACCAGCAACGTAGCCAAAGCCGATGCCACGATCAAGTTCCTGCTCAACCGTCCCAAGCTGGAGATGGTGGGTCTGGGACTGATCTATGGCAAGCCCGGACTCGGCAAGACCACCTATGCCAACCGTATGGCTTTCAGTAACGGGTACATCTATATCCGGCTGGAAGCAACCACCACCCCCAAGTCCTTCGCAGTGCAACTGCTGACCTCACTCTACCGACGCTTTCACTTAGGCGAATACATTCCGGTGGGCACTGCCAACAACCTCTTCAAAGCCTGCCTGCAGGTCTTGGAAGACCATGAAGACACCGTTATCGTGATCGATGAGATCGACTATGCCTTCCGGCTGCCTCAGTTACTCGGAGCAATACGGGATATAGTGGATGAGACACTGACCGTGGTGATCCTGGTCGGCATGCAGAATGCCAAGGACAAACTCAATATGATCAATGAGTACTACTTTGACCGCTGTAACAGCTTCTGTGAGTTTGGATCGCTAAACAAAGCTGACATCAAAGCCATCGCTACCCAGGTGATGGAGGTCAAGGTCAGTTCCGAGATGGTGGAGATCATCTATCACCAGTGCGCGGGTAACCTGCGTAAAGCGATCAAGCTGATGCATACCCTGGAGATGGCGATCAGCAAGCAACCCGATATCCCACTCTCTCAGGTCAACTTCAGAGCGATACTATGAGCATCCTTGAACTGGTGGAAAACTTCATCGACCACTACAACAAGCCCTTCTCGGCAGAGACGCTTGCAGTCATGATCCAGAAAAAACCAGATGAGATTGTACCTATCCTGGATAGCTTGTTAGCCGATAAGCGCATCAGGCTGATCAGCCAGACAGAACTGATCTATGCCCGGGCTAACCGCTACCAGGCTCAGATCGGTTATCAGCACTACAAGGGCTGGACCTTTGACCAAGGCGCAGCCCACCAACTGCTCGATGTCCTGGAACAGGGCAAATACAAGTCCATCCGGGACATCGCCTTGGCAGTCGGCAGATCAAGGCAGTGGGTCTATATCTACCTCGAAGCCCTGGCTTCCATTGAAGTGATCGACTTAAGGAGCTACGTCTATGTGGTCATCTCCCGCAAGAACGTGCCCAAGATCGGCAGAAAAGTAAACAAAGGCATCCTGAGCATGCTCCGCAACCTGAACAAGGTACACGCGCACAGGATAATAACTTAACCATCAACCCCAGCAAACGAGGGTATTACTATGACGAAAGAACAGAGAGAACGCTACCTCCGGCAAGATATCCATGCCATGCGGGTCAAGAAGTTCAAATGGTCGGAAGATGACCTGAAAGGACTGCTCAAATACTTAGGTCTGGGTGACTCGCTGACCGCCCTGGATGAACTGATCCTGACCGAACTCAAGCTGATCCTGATGCGGGTCAGACTCACCAACAAACCTGATGAATACACCTACGACAAACAGGGTATGTACATGCATTCCCTGATGAAAAAAGCCAAATGGGACGAGTACAAACTCAGAACCTTCTTAATCACTCACTACCGCAAAAGCCACTGGAACCTGCTGACTAAAGACGAACGCAGAGCCGTAATCGCCATGCTACAGAACTACATCAAGAAAGCACAAGCAGATCAAAAAGAAAGCAACTCAAATCAGAATAGTAACGAAAACTACAATCATAAGGAGACATCTAATGGAAACCCCCAAGACCCCCAAGCCTAAGAAGACCGCCGACCGTACTAAGACTGATGCTAACGGACAGAGCATTCCCATCTCGATTATCAAACCGGAAATCCTCAAGCAGGATGCCATCGTGAACAAGACCATCGAAAGAGCCAAGAAACTGCAGGAACGCATCATCAGAGATAAAGCCAAACTCTTTGAGGAAGTGGAACTCTACCTGGAAGAGGTAGCTGAGAAGAACGGACTGGAATGGAAAGGCAATGCCATCCTCAATAGCTTTGACGGACAGAACCGGGTGGAGATCAGGTTCAAAGAACGCATCCAGTTCGGCATCGAACTCCAACTCGCCAAGCAGAAGATCGATGAGTGCCTGAAAGAGTGGTCAGCCGACTCCAATGCCAACCTCAGAGCTATCATCAGTGAAGCCTTCCAGGTGGATAAGAAAGGTGAGATCGCCAAGTACCGTATCCTGCGCCTGCGTAGATACAACATCAAGGACACCGTCTGGAAGGAAGCTATGGAACTGATCGATCAGGCGATCCAGGTCGTATCCACTAAGCAGTATATCACCTTCTACGAGAAAGATGAGTCCGGACAACAGCGTCAGATCGTGCTCAACTTCAGCACCCTGTAGACAAGAATGATTGGTATCCTAATGCAAGTGGATTTGAACTAAATACGGGAGAATGAATAATGGCACCTATGAATACCAATACTGCAGAGGAGATAAAACCGATGAGCGTCTTCAATGACGAACGTAACTACCGCACGGATGAGATAGCCGATATCCTCCGGGTCGACCGTTCCAGTGTTTATCGCTGGTTACGGGACATAGAGAACCCTCTGCCTGCCTTCCGCACCAAAGAAAATGGTCAACTGCGCTGCAAAGGCAAAGACCTAAACGCTTACTTAGATAAATACAAGGTACGCCCTGAGTATGAGTAACGCTCTGGAGTTCCGTATCAAGCGGGACAACTGCAAGGAAACCTATCTGAACGGTAAGACCGATCCCACTGAGCTGGCGGTGATCTTCGGAGTTTCCGATATCACCGTCCGCAAGTGGATCAAACAGAGCAAATGGGACGAGCTGTTCAAGGAAGAGCGCAAACTCGACCATGAAATAGGTATCGCCCGCAAACGAGCACTCATCCAGGCACTTAGAGAATATGCTAAGAATCCTGCAGACACCGCTCTGCAGAGCCTCGTAAGCCTGATCAAACAGAACCAGAAAGACTCTGAGCCTGCAAAGGAGCTAAACGACTATATCGTGCGCTTCCTGGATCAGGTGACTGACTTCATGATTGAGAAAGGTCATGAGACTATGTTGAAACAGTTCCAAGGTATAGTCTTAGACCTTGCCGAGTACTTAAGAGTCAGAAATGGATAATATTACAACCACGGACATGGTTGCCTCCAAACCTACAGACCTGCCTACCCTCCAAACCCAAACCTACCAAGCGGAGCCGTCGCCTCCGGCTCCGCACTTTCATGGTTACCCTCCTGACCCCGGTTATGTCTAAGAAGTTCATTCAGCGGCATAACAAAGCACTGGCGGAGATCGCATCCAAAACGATCTCCGTCTTGCCTTTTATAGACGATAATCCTGAAGCCAAGACTGACAGGATCAAGCGTACTAACGGAGATGGCTGGGATGCCTTCTCGTTCTTCTGCCATACCTACTTCCCACACATCTTCCCACTACCTTTTTGCCCAGCACATGAGACTATGTTCGATGAGACTGATAAGGGCTCAGGCATCATCGGAATCACAGGTTTTCGTGGGCTGGGCAAAACGGTACTCATGGGAGTTGTCTATCCTATCTGGATGATCATCAAAGGTGAACGCTACATTATCCATACTGCAGCAGACTCTGATCTGGCACAGGAACGGACAGCGTTTACTTTGCATGAGCTGCAGAACAATAAACGGCTCACTATGGATTATCCTGAGTTGCAGCCGATGGATGCCTTTGATCTGGACTTCTACCTCAAGAATAAAGCCAGGATCAGAGCCAGAAGTATCAAGCAGTCTCATCGTGGAACTATTAATCCCAAGACTGCCAAAAGACCGGGATTGATCGTTTGTGATGATATCGATAAAGAAGAGAACATGGGCAACCAGTCCATTGGTAAGAGACGCATGGAGAAGATCACCCAGGAGCTTGCCGGAGCTCTCTCACCTGAGGGAAATGGCAAGATCGTCTGGCTCGGTAACCTGGTACATCCCAATTACTCCATCTGTCAGTTTCAGGAGATCATATTAGGCGATTTACGGGCAGATAATCCAGAATTAGACGTTACATACCAGATTGCTTTAAAGACCCACCAAAAGGCGATATTGCGCTTCTCTCTCGAAGATATACATGGTCAGTCTATCTGGGAAGAGCAATACCCCACTGCCACTTTGCCAAACCTGCGAGCCAAGTTCGGTTTTACAGGCTATCAGAGGGAGATGCTTGGTCAGCCGGTAATTGAAGGTAACATCTTCAAGAACCACTGGTTCACCAAGTATAGAACCTTACCAGAACCATCGCAGATGAAGCGGGTTTGGCTCTATGCCGATCCTGCCTGGGGAGAGAAGGGCTGTTACAAGGCAGTTATCTCTATAGGCTATGATGGTAACCATTTCTATGTGATCCATGTCTGGATACGTCAGACTGAGAACACCAAGTTCTTCAGATACTACTATGATGCCTATCAGGAGTTGGATCGCACTTACAGAGTGAAAGCCAGAGCAGCCTGTGAAACCACCTACGGACAGGCTCGCATCCTTGCCGACTTCGATCGGTGGGCAACTGATAACCATTTGCCACCCATCAGTCACAGAATCAAGCGTATTGATAACAAGGATAACAAGAACCTCCGCATCGAGAGAACCGAGACCATCATCGAGACCGCCAAGGTGCTCTTTCCGGAGGGACAGGATACACCCACTCTCATCAGTCAGTTCCTTACCTATCCTGATGGCTATATCGATGGCTGTGATGCCTTGGCTGGCTGTCTGGAGAGGTTCTCTGAATACGATATCGGCAAGAACAGGGTAAAAGTCCGGAGATTCAGTTTCTGATGAACTACTATGATCAGCTTATGCTTGAGTACTACCGGGTCCTGAACAATGCCTGGAAAACTGAGATCAAGGATGCTACGCGACTTGCCATCCTAATACTGAGTGACCTGCCCCGAGCCGAGAAGCTTAACAAGGACTCTATAGATAAGCTTATGGGCATCATCAATACTCAGTTGGGAGATGACTTCGCAGCACTGGTCAATGAGCCCACCAAGGCGATAATAGACCGCTGTGTGCGGCTCGGACTGAGGGACACCCAAGTGCAAGCTCCGACCAAGACCAGCATCGGGCTCTGGGGCATCGAAGATCAGCATCTCTCATCCACCATTCAGAAGCAGCAGTTGTTCTGGATTGGCAACCACTTCGATGCTGATGTCAGGCAGAACTTCGCAGACACCCTCTCCAAAGCAATTGAGCAGGGCTATACCAAAGAGATGCTGGCAGATACTCTAAAGCAACAGTTTGGTGACATCGCAGAGAAGTCATCCCACTACTGGCAGGGACTGGCAGAGCACACTGCACTGAGAATCAGAGAGTTCGGAAGGTTGCAGGGCTACAAAAAAGCCAAAGCCAGATACTATAAACTTGTGGTGATCCTGGACGACCGTACCAGTGATATCTGCCGGGCTCTGGCTGCCCAAGATAAAATTTATCCCCTAAACGATGCCGTAGAGGTGATGGATAATCTGATGGCTCTGGATACCAAGTCCAGCAGCCTGGATGATGCAAGAGAGTACATCAAAGCCCTTGCACCTTGGATCAAAGATGATCAGATCGAATACGACTCAGAGATGAACCCGGTAGGTGTATCCAGAGCGTATACTCCTTTTCCACCGTTTCATTGGAAGTGTAGGACTACAACGGAGATCACCTTCTAATCCTCCCTTGTTGTATCAATTGCTCCTAAATAATGCTGCATAAAAAAAACGCTTCTGCTATTATCTCATTATCTTGAGGTGCTCTTCGAACGAATGGAACATATCTCCAGATTTTTGCCTTAGTTTACGACCCATTTCTGTGCCAGATATCTTCTTTTGCAAATAGTCCACCAGATCAGGAAATCTCGATTCGCTGATATAGTCCCACTTTGACCCGAATTCTTTGTTGATATTTGAATATATTACAGCAGGCTTGAATACTCGGCCTTTCCGGTCTCCCTTTGCAGCCAGCTCGTTAAATCTATCAATTAAGTATCTTATGTAGCCACGCATTTCGTTGTTAGTGCTAATCGTGCCAGCAATTGGAACAGAGCCAGTACTGCCATTCTTTGTGTTTTTAATAATTATGGTATTGTTCTGTGTCCCAGAACCAGGAGAGAGTACCACATTGACTTGCTGTGCTTCGATTTTACCTATGTAGCTGTGGTTGGTCACCATACCCACAATGCCTTTGCCTGCTTTTTGAATCTTCCACTGAGCAAAGCGGATAAACTTCACATAGTCATCCTGCAGCATTTTCGAATTCGCTTCTCCCAATGGCATCCCATCCACCTTGTAATAGCTGGTAGCCCCATCTAAATCCTGTTTAAGTAGTTGCTCTGTCCATTCATTGGTATTCTCACTATTAACACTATAGGGTGGATTGCCCAGGATCACAAGCACCGGCTCATCCTGTTTGACTTTATTGGCAAGCAGGCATTCTTCTGTAATCTCGTGAGTAAATGGTGTCTCTATTTGGGCAGGTAAATCCTTTTCCAGTGTATTTGATAGATAGAGTTTGAACCTTTCATCCTCAGCCATTTGGTAGCCAAGTTCATCCAGCAGATAGCTGATTTTCAGATGTCCTACAGTGTAGGGTGCCATCATCAGTTCCAAGGCATAGAAATGGGGAATGATGTGATGCTTGATCATTTGTTTGATACTGCCGGAACCGTACTTGCCTGTATATTCATGCACTGCCAGTTTGATGGCTTCTGCCGGAAAGGTAAGTGTACCTGCTGCCGGGTCAAGTAAGGTAACGGCACTGTCTGCCAGTCCATCTTTGAGGCTAAAATGAGATTTGAGGATGCTGTGGATGGACTTGACGATGTAGCGCACCACAGGTTCGGGTGTGTAATATACTCCCCGCTTTTCCCTGAGGGTCGGGTCGTATTCTGAGAGGAACGTCTCGTAGAAATGGATGATGGGGTCACTGCCCTTGCCTTCTTTGTAATAGACATGTAATATCTTTTTGATGTCCGTCACACAGAGGATTTCCGCAATGTCATCTATCAAAACCTCCAGTGCTTTGGGTGGTTCATCATACGAGATGAACTTAAAGATGCTCTTAAGCACTCCGAGGGTATTGGGGATGTATTTGTAAATCAACTCACGATTGAAATCACCTTCAGATTTGGTGCGGGCTGCAAAGATGCCGTAGGTGAGTGTTTGGGCATACAGGTCGGCAAATTGCTCATGGGTCAGTTTATTGATCAGCAGACGTTTGAAAGAATCATAGAATCCCAACAAGACTTTCTTACCCTGTCGCTCCTCCTCTGCCAGTTCTATAGCGATAATCTCGTCCCGCAGGAAGCGCGTGCGCTTGGCAAGCTCTTTGGCAAGTGACTTTGGATTGTCTATAGCAGGCAGTGAGAAGGCAAAGTAACGTTCTAAAAGGTAACTAAACTGCTCTGCTTGCTCAAGTGGAGGAGTTTTATGCAAAGTAATAGCATTAGATGCCCTGCCAATCAGTGCAGAGCAGATCAAAAGCCCATGCTGATATAGCCGGAACTCATAGAAATTGGTCAGGATCAGATTGGGAAAGACTTTCAGATAACGTTTCAACTGGTCGGACGTTTCTATCTGGTCAAGATGAAGTACACTAGGAGCTTTGGCTTCTATGTAACCAGTTATGTGGTTTTTACCGTCCCACACCCGGAAGTCTGGATTCCCGGCTTCAGTGGCTTTGGGTAGAATAGTGATGTCAGGCTTTTTCTTATTCGTTATTTCAGCATATTGCAGGAGCAGAGTCTTGATGTGCTCATAAAAGCTCTCTTCCCGGGCATCACCCTGGTTCAGAGTGGCTTGCAGATTGGCAAGGTACTGTATGAATATTGCTTCCGCCATAGTATCTAATCCTTTTAGAAATAGTCACATGTATAATTATAGGCTACTTGATTTCTTAATTAATCATATACATTTGCCTGCACATCGCAGCTTAAGAAAATAACACACACTGAAGGAAAGTGACCAAAAGCTTGAAATGTAACATCGGTGGCTTATGCAGATGGTATTTGAAAATAGTACGCCTTGGCATATGAAGTTGGCGCGCATATACCGAGTCTTTCTTCCCTCGATTGCAGAAAGGGCAACCCTGCTCTTAAACTTACCGCTGTAAATGCTGCGTCTCTTCATTTGAAGCTCCCTGACCGTACTCTCTTCATCGTGTGGTTACTGTCAAGTACGCTTTATTGGGCTGTCCTAACAATCGAATCCATTATACAAAAAGAGTAAATTACAGACAATTACTCAGCAGTCCCAATAACTGTATTCTCGTTTAAACAATGTATTAACTTCTGATATAGGCCTGGTTGATTAACAAGATCATCATGAGAACCGCATTGCGTTATGTGCCCTTCTTCCATTACATAGAAATTGGACGCCAATGAACACAGAACGTTTACTTTGTGTGTAATCAACAGCCCCTTCTTCCCTTCTATCTTGCTCTTCAATATATGCATTAATTCCTTCTCATTTAATAAGTCGATATTAGTGAATGGTTCATCAAGAACTACGAAATCATAATATTCTCTTATTAAAAATCGCCCCAAAATCAATCTTTGTTTTTCACCGCCAGAAATGAATGCACCATTGCTTCCAAGCTTTCTTCCCTTTAGCTTATTCAAGCCTAACAACTTGACTGCATCATCAAGCCTCTGTTTAATAACATAATTCTGTTCAAAACATATCTTACTCACATCAGGTACAATAATCTCAATATTGTCAACGAGAAATTCAATGTATTTCTGAAATGCATTATCGTCAGATTTGGTCTCAGAGTAGTTGTACAATCCAATTAGTTCTAAACTAGGTAATAAATGGGAGAATTGTTCAAGCCATTTCTGAGTTTTCTTGAACCCTTTTTCTTTGTACTTAAACGGAAGTGTTAACAAGATGTCTCTAAAATCATTCTCAATTGAACAAATAATTCCATCACAACTATTATGATCGATTACTTGCCTATTCATTATCAGATTAAACTCCATATCCTGATCAAATATTTCCATATCTTGTGGCAGCATGTTAATTTTAAACAAATAATACTTTATTGGCAGCATATCGATGTTGATTCCATCAATGGATATAACCCCTTTATCGAGTCTGATATCTCTGCAAAGGGCACGGATTAATGATGTCTTTCCTTCTCCAGATAGGCCGACTAATCCAGTAATACCTTCGCGAAAACTTATTGATAAATCACTGAGGACGTTATTATCTTTTTCATATGAACAATATATTTCAATCAGATTAATCTGTTGCCAATGCCCCAGTGGTATGCATGAGGGTACATCGCCATTATCTTCAGTATGGTTTAATTCTATTTGGTATAGTCTTTTAATGCTAACAGCAGCATATCGATATCTTTGAATAGTACTAATAACATTATTGACGGGATTAACAATTATTGAATAGTATGAAATCATAGCTAAGAGCATTCCATAAGTTATCACTTGTTTCTCAAGTAAACCCAGAGAAATAACTAGTATAACAATGAAGCCAATCCCCTTCAACAATTCATTTAATGCTGATGGTATTGTTTGCAAATTCAGAATTTTTAAAAACCCTTCTTGCATTTTGATGTAGCTCTGACGAAATACTCCCTCAATTCTACTGCTAATAGATAATGTTCTTACAATACTATTATTCGATAACTGGTCAATTAGGTTTGAGTACATCTCTCCCATTGAATTGCGATTAATGCTGTAAGCACATGCTTGTTTCTTTGAAAACAGTAGACTTATACAAATAGATGCTACAATGTAGCCAAGACAAACAATGCTAAATGCTTTAGACCAGCTCAACACAATAAAGAAAACAATTATAGATTGTAAAACGCTAAATACTAAATCAAACAACGATAGATTAATAACTGACTGAGTTATGGCACTAACATCACTGAATAGCATATCGGCATATTGACCACTACCCCACTGGCTTATTCTGTTCTTTCTTTGATTTATTACTAACCTATAGTAATAGAAAAAAAGAGTTCTATCTATACTAAGTTTAACTCTATTATATAGCTGATTACTGAGCAAACTAATTAATGGGCCTCCAATCTGAGTTCCCATAAATATCAATAGATACAATAAAACTATACCATCTCCAGATAATACAGAGTCTAAAAGCTTCTTTTGAAATAGAGGCGATATAACTTGAAAAATGTAGAGAAAGGAATATACAACTCCGATACTGAAGAATACGATAAAGTACCTGGTCTTTAAACGACTAATTATTCTAATAATGTTTTTCATCATACTCCTAATAATTAAAGTAAAGTAGAGGTTTCACCTCCACTTTACACTGGATCAAGTATTCGGTGGCGGACAGCCGCATAGGAATGAACATAATGTGGTGCATAAGCCATAACATCCAATATAGCAACCTGTACTGGCTCTTGTGTCCATTACGGTTCCACTAGCACTTCCAACATGTTCAACTGCATTAACCATGATGACCATTTTTACCTCCTTTAAGGCTAAAATTCATAGCCTTGAGTTACGTGAGCATATGATAGACAGAACGTTCCATAACATGGCAAAACCTTTTCCCATACTTGAGATAGTTAAGAGGGCAACCACCATAGCATACCGGGAGTCTGATACATGATAAACACTTGTCATCCTTGAATGGGTTGTGATCCAGGTAATTTACTAGATTAACGAGGTTGCACACCATATATCCATCATCATTTATGTGCCCAATTTTATCGGATTCAATACTTTTGTCACTTCCACATTTCCAAATAGACAAATCAGGATAGATGTGGAATATATTCAATCCCCCATCACCTTCACAGTATTTGTAAAAGCCTGGAATTTTCACTGTATCAGAAATCTTGAAGCCCATAAGTTTTGCTTTTGCAGTGAACAATTCTGAATTTAATATGTTTGTATTCTTCTCGCAAAAAGCGTCGGTACTGAAAATTGGCCTGCATAGAACCTCAATTATCTGTTTTTCATCGTCGTTGAATTGACTAAGAAACGCCTCTAGCTCATTTACAGTGTTGTTAAACAAGTTCAATCTTATCACTATCTTGGTGTTGCTTTTGTTTTCAATAATTATTTTCATCATATTTTTCAGGTTGGCATAGATAACGTCATAGGTACCAGATCCATCTTTTAACCTTTTTAAAGTGTCATGTTTAACCTTCCCCAGTCCATCAATAGTAACTTGAACTATGTTGATACTATACTTGTTAATCAGTATATCTAACACTTCATGATTGAGCAAGTAGCCGTTAGTGATAACACTAGTTTCCAACTCAAAGTGGTACATGTTCTTAAGTTTATATACCCACTCATAGGTATCTTTTATTAATGACCACTTAATCAGAGGTTCTCCTCCGAAGAATGTCAATGTTAGCTTGCGTTTATCTTGAAGGTTGACTTGTAAGAATTTTTTAAATATTTCAAACATATCTGTCGACATGTCTGCTTCTTTATCTTTATGCTGGAAACAATAGTTGCAGGAACAATTACATATCAATGTCTGCAATAAGACAATTTGCATAATATCAGTTCGGTGCATTGAAGCCGAGTATGCATACTCGAGGATTTTCACCTCGTTAACGTTATCTTCTACTACGAATCCATTAGAACAAAGAGCAGAGACAAATTCTGGTGGTAGTTCTTGGTTAGAATTTGGATCGGCTAAGAAACGCCTGATGCTTGAACTATACTTTTCGTCAATCTCACAGACTGACTTTGTGTATGTGTTCATTAGAAAGAGTTTTTCATCTACACTTTCCCACACATTATAGAAGCTCTGTTTTAACATAAGTTCACCTCGACCACAATTTATAATCAATCAGTTTTCAACACTTTTGCATACGCAAATCTTAATAAATACCAATTTACTTTATTAGTCTCATTTAAACGACGTCATGATTTCTGTCAATAACAATTTCTGTCGCATCCTTATGCATCCGTATTTGTGTTAATACAGGGTCATGGCTTCCTTGCTCCAGATAGAGTATCCACTACTACTCGCAAGGAGATACGATGGAAGCCACATTGTTGGAACGAATCAAAGAACAACTGATTAGACACGAAGGTCTGCGGCTAAAGCCATACCGCTGCACTGCAGGTAAACTGTCCATCGGCATCGGGCGCAATCTCGATGATTGTGGTATCTCCCAGACCGAAGCCTATGTACTCTTGGAGAATGATATCCAGAACTGCGAGAAGCAGATACTGGATGAGATACCTGAGATATACAATGGTTTGGATGAAGTCCGCAAGTCGGTGCTTCTGAACATGTGTTTCAACTTGGGTATAGGTGGGCTACTTGAATTCAACAACACCCTGGCTTTCATTGCTGCCGGGGACTGGGAAAGGGCTGCCAATGGCATGCTGGCTTCTAAGTGGGCGAAGCAAGTAGGTCGCAGGGCGATAGAACTGTCTGAACTGATGAGGAAAGGTAAGTGATACCGATTCCGGTCGAGATAGATGCCATGCTGGCTATACTTAATCTCCCCAAGGAGATGGGTGATAACGGCATCTTCAAAGAGCACCGGACACTAGTTCTGGAGATGGTTCGATATGTCGTATTACCTGAGCATTATTCCCGGGCTACCCAGGAAGACATGCCGGAGGAAGAGCCCTTTCTGGTCTCTTTTCGTTTTGGGTTCTGTTTCCTGATGCTGCACAGTACTTGTGAGTTTCTCAATTTGAAGACCCTGGGCGAGGGCATAGTCAAGACTGTAGGATTAGACCAGTCTGCCACCGAACTGCTGTCAGGGAGCGAAATAGACGCATTCAAAGCCAACCTGGAACTGAGAGCACTGACCGGGCTTCGGGAGTATCTCAATCCTGCTGGTTTACAGAGACTGGATGAACTGAAGCCCAGACCTGCACGGGCTATTAGGGTAGGAGTGATCTGATGCCTGAAAACTATACCACTCCTGATGAATTGATGCGGGAGATCTACCTGGCTATCTATGCTGCTTTGGAGAGCCGACTGCATCTGATCGGTTCGGTGATCGATGCCGAGTCCCGCAAGGAGATATTGGCACAGCATATCTACGACAAGGGCGACTTCTATGGCAATACAGGCTATCTGGTAGAGACAAACCCTTCAGCTATGATCCTGAGAGTAGGCTCAAATGTCAAACATGAGCCATTCGTTTTGGGCGGTAAAGTGCCTTCCTGGACTCCGATCGCTCCCCTCATCGCCTGGGTCGAACGCAAACACCTGTCTTGGACTGATAAAGAGACAGGCAAGCTGTTGACCGTAGCCGAGATCGCTTATCTCATCCGGGGCAAGATCAAGCGGGAAGGCATCGCTGCCCGTAATGTATTTGCTCAGGTTATCGCCAACCGGGAACAGTGGATTTACCAACAATTGAACGATATAGAGGTCAGCCTATGACAAACCATGAACGATTCATAGCCGAAAGAAAACGGATAGAAGATGCGCTTAAGTTTTCCGATATCCCTACCATCCAATTCAACAAGGACGTGATCCCCAAGCAGTTGCCCTGCGCTATCGTGATCCTGGACTCAGAGACAGGCAAGAACGGTACTTCCAGACAGTTTACGAGTACCGACCTGGCATGGACAGTCTTCCTGATCGTCAATGCTCAGAACGTAGCCGATCCTGATTCTGACTTGTATATGCTCAAAGAGAAGTTCCGCTCTTTCTACCTGAAGCTGATGAACCGGGACCTGCCCAGTGTGGAGTATTATACCAGCCGCATCGATGGCACTAGACTGGTCAGGATCGCCAAGATCGACCTGTTGAAAGTCGGTACCGGAGCAAGCTCTTGAGAGTAATGCGACTGGGTGGCTATAACCTGGCAATCAGTTCTGCTGCTGATCTCTTGGATACCAAGTACAAGCCAGAGCCGATTGATCTCTCCAAACTAAGCAGAGTCGGCAAGCAACTGGTCTCCAAGGCAGCCGAGACCAAGAAAGTAGTCTCTCAACCCTATTCGATGAGCAATCTGCTTAACCTGCTGGATACCGATGAGTACCACTCCGGTTGCATCGATGCCCTGACTATGGCTACCATTATGCAGTTCGTGTGCAAGAACAGCCAGGTTAAGTCCTGGATAGAGACAGCCGAGTTCCCTGCCTGTGAAGACCAAACCACTATCCTGGCAGAGATGGTGAAGTTCTATCTCGCCTGTGGAAATGGCTTCCTGATCAAGATGCGTAATGCCCAAGGTCAGTGGATGGGACTGGAGCGCATGCTGCCTTCAGAAGTGCAAATCGTGGAGAACTATGACGAGTTCGGCTTCTTCCGTCCAAACTATATCCAGGTAAAGAACAACCAGAAGAAGGACTTTGCCTATGCGGATGTGATCCACATCAAGAAGAGTACCCACATGTCAAATGCCTGGGGTCTGGCTTGCCTGCCCATAGCTATCAATATCGAAATACTCTCCGAGATCAAGACCTTCGACTACAACAAATTCAAGAACGGACTGATGATCGACTATTTCGTGATCGTGGAAGGTGGCACCCTGAGGGATGGCACAGTCACTGACGAGCAGGGCAATGAAGTCCTGACCGATGCCTATACCGAGATCGAGAAAGCACTCACCGAAGTCAAAGGTAATGCCAAGAGCCATTCCACTGTGCTGATCGAGAGTGAGAGCCGGGATGTAAAGATACGCCTTGAGCCACTCCGCCAGCAGGATAGAGAAGGTGGGTTCCTGAGTCTTAAGAAAGACCTGAGAGAAGGTATCTTTGCCTATCACCGGGTCCCGGCAAGGATTGTCTCCCAGCTTATCCCAGGGCAGCTTGGTGGTGATAACAAGAGCGATATGCTGATGTTCTACCACTTTGTAGTAAAGCCACTACAGAACCGCCTGGCACTAACCCTGGCAATAGAGTTCAACTTTGAATTCGGCTGGAATGTCACCCCGGACGACTTCAACTTCGGCAATCTCACAGAGAAGCTTCAGTCTGCAGATGACCAGCTCTTTATGCAGAACCGCAATCTATAACAGGAGTCACATTATGCAATATTTCAAACAGCAAATCAGCAACCAACAACCTATCACTAACCCTAAGGAGGTACAGTGAATATCTTCGGAAACAAGAGCAAGATCGTGCAGAAGGGAGAACTGTGCAACGTAGAGGTCGAGTTAGTCTCGCTCCTATTCGGAGAAATGACTCCCGCCAACCAGAAGGGCTTTGTGATCAAGAATGCTTCGGGTAGAAGCTTCGAACACAAGATCAACTCCACCAAGTTCAAGAGTGAGACATCGGGAACTCAGGGACGGCTTTACGTTACCCTGATGGAGCCGGATATCCAGGACAGCCAGGGCGACTTCTACTCAAAAGATGAGATACAGAAAGCCTGTGACCATTTCGCCAAGCACGGACTGGTCGGCAAGTGCGATGTGAACCACAACATGCAGCCGGTGCCTGAGTTCACCGTAGTCGAGAACTACATCCTCAAGACCAGTGACCGTGAGCACTTCCCCGATACCAAGGTGGGAGCATGGGTTCAGGTTCTGAAGTGCGAAGACCTGAGCAGCGAGCTTTGGCAGAAGGTCGAGAAAGGCGAGTTCAATGGTGTCTCGATCTACGGACAAGCAGATGACTACAGCGGTACCGAATCCAGTCTGGCTGAGATCAAGAACGAGCTCAGCCGCCTGCGTAAGGTAGCGGAGCACAACAACAACTCCGAGCTGCAGAAGGGCATTACCGCCATCACTGAGAAGATCAGTGAACTGGAGAAGGGTAATCCCAACCTCCAGCTTGGTGATGCCATCCACAGCATCGAGAAGAGCTTGAAGGACCTCTCAGTAACCATGAGCAGAGCCATCTCCAAGAGCATTCCCGGAGAGCCTGATGCTAACCATTCCAATGTGGACAAAGAGGTTACGATCGATGGCAACAAGATCATGGTCAAGGCCAGTCATCGTGAGATCTACAAAGGCATCTCCGATGTGGACTCCGGCAAAGCCATGAACATCCTAAGTGCCAATACTACCTCACTATTTATCGATGAGGTTATCGGCAGCCAGCCCGGAGATACCCTCTCGGATATCTCGGTCCTGCCGCTGCTCAAAGACGAGAAGATCGATGTTGGCCTGATCGATGACCTGGTCTTCAAGAACTCCCTCGATGGAGCTCTGACGGCTCAGAATGTTAGTACAGCTGACCTCTCCGTCCCCACCGGGATACTCAATGCCGAGTTCACTCTGGGACGTGACGTGGTCGAATTCTACAAGGACAAGTACGGTGAAGATGCCTTCGGAGCATACGTGGAGAACCACATCGCCAAGAAGACCGAGAAAGCCGTCCGCATGCTGCTCTTCAAAGGTGACCGTGCTTCTGCCACTGCCAAGATCAAAGCGCTGGATGGGGTGGTCAAACTGGCAACTACAGCCACCGATGTCACCAATCTCTCCAAGACCACCTACACCGACTGGGCGAAGCGTTTCGAAGCGGTTCTCCTGGCTTTCTCGGACGAGATGCTGGAAGAGCAGGAGAACTTCAAGTTCTACGTAGCTCATAAAGACCTGATCCGCATCCGGGCTGAACTCGCCAAGCGTGAGACCGGAGCCGGAGACCGCCTGCTGCTGGAAGGCGGCAATGTCTCCTTTGCAGGTATCCCCGTAAAGCCCCGTCTCATGGATGCCGATTACATCATCGGCGGCCTGCCCAAGTTCATCATCGTCGGCTATCGCACCGATGCCGAACTCAAAGTCGAACACCACGGAAGCGATTGGAAGTATCACTGGTACATCCGTATCCGTCCCGGTATCACCTACATCTCCGGCTTCGTGAAAGTGTTCAAACTCATTACCTAAGCATTAACAACCAAAGAATAAAGGAGTAACTATGGACTTCATTATTGCCAATCAGGAGTTTTTCTTGGGTCTGATCTCGGCTCTGGTGGTCTGGATCATTTCCAGAACCACCGGGAAGCTGATCGACAAGGCCAAGGTCAACTCGGCTCTGGCCGTCATCCTGGACATTATCCAGGACATCAAGATCAATCCTGCCACTAAAGACCTGGATGACTATGCCAAGAAGCAGCTGGCAGTGGAGCTGGCTGCCAAGTCCCTCCCGGCCAAGCAGACCAATGTCATTCTCAAGGTCTTCGGCACCATTGGAGGAGCCATCGAATATGTGTTCCACAACCGAAAATGGCTCTTTAGCATCGGGAAGTCGATCAAAGGGGTGTTCTGATGCCCAACCCCATCACCCAGCCCACCTATCCCTCCAACATGACCGAGGGTGACTTGAGCTTCAGCAAGTTGATGGATGTCTTGATTGCCGATCTCGTTTACTTCGGAATCGGTACCTATGATCAGACCTCCATCGATACGCTGTATGCCACTCAGAGCTCGGTCAAGACGGAACTGACCACCAACTTTGACCTGCTCGGCGAACTGGCCGAGAAGCCTGGTAAAACGGACTCCAAGCTGTCCAAGCTCAAGACCCGCAACTATACCATTCCCGGCAAAAGAACCAGCACGGTTGAACTCAACATCTCCGGACTCTCAACTAAGCAGAAGAACTTCCTGGAAAGCACTCTGTTCATGAGCAAGGACACCACCATCGTAGTGACTTCCAAGGAATATGATCGGGTGGTGATCTTCACCGGACTCCGCTGGACGGTTGACTGGTCGGGAGAGGCTGACGGCCTCTTCAATGTAGTCATCTCCACCGAGTTCTCCGGAGTGACCTCCAACAAGATATTCCTGCTCAAGGATATCCCTGCGGGGGTCTAAGATCGCAACTCTCCACAATTACACTCTGAATAAACAAGGAACTAAGATGGATTGCCTGTGTAAACCTGAAATCAAAGAAAAGATAGACAGTGTGCACGAAGAGATCTACGGCAACGGCGACAGCAGCAAGTCACTGATAACCAGAATGGCGAGAGTGGAGACGAACATGAAGATACTTCTATCCGTCTCCACTTCGCAGTTCTTCCTGCTGTTGGGCATTGCCCTCAAGATGTTCTTCGGCAGCTGAAAAAGGACTATTCTATGAAGCGAGAACCCAAACTCAGCTATAGCCAACTGCGGCAAATACTCTGCCTCACGATCTCGAATGCGACCTTGAAAGCCAAGCTTGAGGACTTCCTCTCCGGCCAGGCAGCCAAGGTCAGTGAGATGGAACTGCTGGAACTGATCAGCCAATCGGAAGCCGATAAAGAGCTGATAAAAATTATCTCAGGAAGAGAACCGGACGATATGGACGCCCTCGAAGCACTGGAGCATATCTCTGCTTTTTTCGCCTATATCAGAGCCAACAAAGAGAGGTTCGCAAGTTGGCTCGGGAGTTTCGGATCAGCGGTAACGGCGTCTCCAAGTACCCTTTTGAGAGATTCGAAATGATCCTCAGAACACTTGGATTCACCAACGAGGACTTCAAAACCCTCACCCTTCCTGAACTATATCTGCGGCTCTGTATTACAGACCCGAAAGGAGATGCCTAATGGATGCCATCATCGGCTGGATAGGCGGTAAACGCCTGCTTCGTAAAGTTATTGCTCCCTACATTCCCAAGGACATCACCGGCTATATCGAGCCCTTCGGCGGTGCTGCCTGGATGCTCCTCTACAAGGACAGGTGGGGCGATCTGGAGGTCTATAATGATCTCGATAATCGCCTGGTCAACCTGTTCCTGCAAGTGAAATACCATCCTGATGAGCTGATCAAGGAACTGGACTGGTTAGTAGCCAGCCGCAAGCTCTTTGGCGATATCCTCAAGCAGGAAGGCCTCACCGAGATACAGCGGGCTGCCCGGTTCATGTATCTGATTACCCGTAGTTTCGGCTCAAAAGGTGACAGCTTCGGCACCTCTCAGAAGCGTGGCACCTCCAGTATGTATAACCGTCTGGAACGCATTAAGGAACTTCACAAACGCCTGGATATGGTGATCATCGAGAACCTCTCATACGAGAAAGTGATAGATAAGTACGATACCAAGAGCAACTTCTTCTACTGCGACCCACCGTATATGCTTGGCTATACTTATGAGAACTCCAAGCAGTTCAGCCATGAAGACCTGTGTGCCAAACTCAAGAAGATCAAAGGCAGGTTCATCCTCAGCTATGACGATAACCCAGAAGTGCTGAAGCTATATAAAGGCTTTGATATCAAGCATGTCACCCGCACTAAAGGCATCAACCGCAAGGCAGGCAAAAGCGAGTTCAATGAAGTGATCATTGCCAATTTTGATCTCGTGGAAACTGATCAAGACACAATCAAACCCAAAGCAAAAACCATTAGAGACATCAGGGAGATTTCATGAACAGCATCATCTCCTGGGTAGGCGGCAAGCGTATTCTCCGCAAGAAGATCCTGCCGCTCATCCCCAAGCATGACATCTACTGCGAGGTCTTTGGCGGTGCCGCCTGGATACTGTTCGGGAAGAGCGCCAACAAGGAAGACTGGCAGCTCTCCAAGAAGAGCCGCTATACTGAGGTCTATAACGATATTAATGGCGATCTGGTAAATTTTTGGCGTTATATCAAGCATCATCCCGAAGCTTTCGTTACTGAGCTTAATCAGTACTTAGTTTCGAGAGAGATGTTTGACAGTTTTATACAACATGAGCCCAGAACGGAGTTGGAGCGAGCGATCAAGTTCTACTATAATCTGGCCTGCAGCTATGGTTCACGTTCCAAGAACTTCTGTGTAAATCAGGGCTACAAGTACATGCCACTCCGCAATCTGGACAAGGTGAAAGAAGCATCGGAACGGCTCCGGCATGTGATCATAGAAAAGCAGCCTTGGGAGAAGATCGTTGCCCGGTTCGACCAACCACACACGTTCTTCTATCTGGACCCTCCCTACTATACCAAGGAGCACATCTACGAACGTGAGGACGCAGATGCCTTCAACCAGCATGAAGAACTGGCCAAAGCCTTGAAACAGATCAAGGGCAAGTTCCTGCTATCCTACAACAACGATCCTTACATCAAGCAGCTTTACGATGGTTGCATCATTGATGAAGTCGAGACCCAGTACTCTGTATCTGGTGCCTTTCAAACTGAGACGGAGTTATTGATTAGGAATTATTCGGCAGCCTCAGGCAATGAGATGCTCGAGCAGGGAATACGTTCAATAGATAGGTGAGAACACGCTCGTATAATATGATCTATGGATTCATTAATCTCAGATCCCTCAAATCTCCCGAGTTGTACTCCATGTTCATCGGTCCCCATGAACTTAAACTGATAGACTTTGTTATCAATGGTTACCCTGTAACAATATCCAAGGGTCATGCCAAACATAATATCTCCCAATTCTTTTTTTGCATAAAAAACCACAGTTGAAATTTTGTCAATCCTCTTATGCCCGACCTAACCTTTAAGCTCGTCCTCGTCACCAATGATGCCAGTCTCAAGCTTGCCGAAGTCAAGCAGGAGGCGGAGTCCGCTCAGTCAGTGGTGGAGAAGCCTGCTGCTGTTAAGATAACTGCGGAACAAGCGCTGGCTACTATTCGTGATGTGAAGATCGCAGTCGATGGAGTGCTGCAGGTGGTGGGTGGTCTGATTAGATCTATGAACGGTCTGCTCGATGCCTCACTCGGTCAAAGACAGGCTATGACACTGGCTTCGGTAGCCTTTGGCGAAGCTGCCGGAGAGATGGGCAACTTCGCCTCCTCCATGCAGTCAGTCACCAACTTTGAGGATGATCAGCTGCTGTCTTTGATGTCCAAGCTTTCCCAAACATTCAAACTGAACAAGGACGAGATTAAACAGCTTGTGCCTGTTCTGCTCGACTTCACAGAAGCTAACAAAGCTACAGGAATGAGCGTTGAGAGTGCCTTTGATCTTATGGGTCGGGCTCTGAATGGGCATACCGAGATGCTTGGCAGATACGGCATTGAGTTGGATGATACCCGGTTGAAGACCGAAGGTGTATCCTATCTGGTCGAGAAGCTTAGCGAGGACTATGGCGGCACCGCTACCGCTCTGGCTGATCTGCGCCTGCAGAATGCCAATGCTTGGGGAGACATCCAGGAGACGGTGGGTGATATGCTGACCACACTGATCAATCCCCTGCTCAAGGGTTTGAAGCTGCTCATGGATGACTACAACAGCCTGTCTCCGGTGATGAAGGGCTTCGTAGCAGGGATTGTGATAGCGATTCCTATCATTGGGACTGTGACAACTGCTGTAACTGCACTCACCGCCGCTTATCAAGCTCTGCAGGTAGCCATGAACCCGGTAGCGGGGATCATTGGTATAGCTGTGGGTGCCTTGTCTGCTTTGGGCTTTGGACTGGCTGCTGCCTCCACCAAGACCGATGAGATTAGCTCCGCTCAAAGAAGTTTGAAAGACGAGATCAAGGATTCTGAGCGTCAGGTATCAGTCGAAGCTGAGAAGTTCAGTTTGCTGGCTACCCGCTTACTTGAACTGCGCTCTGCTACCTCTCTCACTTCTGCAGACAAGCGGGAGATGAAAAATGTCATCAAATCATTGAATGACAACTACTCGGAGTATCTCGGCAATATCAATCTGGAAACGGCTGCCTACAATAACCTGGCTGCTGCGCTCCGGGCTGCTTCTGAAGCACTGGTGCAGAAAAAGATATCCGAGATATATGGCGAGAGATACAATACTCAAGTCCAAAGAGTAGCGGAACTGCAGATCGAATTGGATGAGAAGAGAGCCGAGTACAATACCGCCTATGCCAGGATGAAAGAGTTGAAGGCATCGGTGGATTGGGACTTCCTTACCAGTGACCGCAATGCCATGGGTTTCAATCCTGTCTCCTATTTCGGTAATGATGGTGAGTGGATGAAGCTGGAACGGACGATCAACTCGTTCGGGGCATTATCTGGACGTCTGCAAGCCGCTAAATCCGATCTGCAGGCCTTAGGCGATGCTTACCGCAAGGCCATGCTGGAAGTGCCTGATCTCACTTTCGATCAAGGTAGCGGCGGTGGAGGAAGTAGTGCTTCTACTTCAACATCCAGTCCGGTAGCTTCGGAAGCCGAAGCCAGACGCAAAGAAGCATTGCGTTTGATAGAAGAGCTGGCTAGGCTGAGGCAGACCGAGACTGCTCGCATCGAAGCCGAATACCAGAGAAGGTTAGCTCTGATCAGGGAGTTCACTCAAGATGGCAGTGAAGACGAGCGTCAGGCCATCGAGAACCTGGATGCCTGGAAGACCCAACAGGATAACGAGATTACCACCAAAGAGAAGGATGCCGTCCAAGCCAGATACAAGGCTGAGATCGACTATTTCTCCAATCTGGAGAATCTGGGAGCCGATTCCTATGCTGCTCTCAAAGCCAGCATGGAGGAGTATTATGCCTGGGCTCAGCAGAACCTGCCTCAGCAAGAGCAGCAGCTTATCCAAGCTCAAATAACCGAGATAGATGCCCGGCACGTCAAGCTGCTCCAGGAGCGTCAGGATGAAGAACGAGCCAAGCTGCAGGAACTGCAGGACATTCGGGACGAGTTCTATTCTCGTGATCTTGATAACATCGGAGACAGCTACAGCAAGCAGCTTCTGGAAGTAGATAGATACTACGAGAAGATGAAAGCCAAGCTCCTGGAAGCTGGCTATACGGAAGTGGAGATTGAACGGCAGAAGCAGGAGACTCTGAATACTCTCCGAACCAACTACCAGCTGCAGGTATCCAGCAGCATCTCCAAGATCTTCGGTGATCTGGCTGCAGCTCAGGACGAGGATACCGAGCGTGGCTTCAAGCTCTGGAAAGCCTCGGCTATGGCTCAGGGCTATGTGGATACCTTCTCTGCCGCTATCGGAGCATATAAGTCAATGGTGGGCATTCCAGTCGTGGGTCCCGGACTGGCAGTGGCGGCTGCTGCAGCTGCGATGTCTGCCGGTATCGCTAATATAGCCAGGATCAGTGCCACTAAATTCGAGAAGAAAGCTACTGGAGGTCTCTTAACCGGACCTTCCCATTATCAGGGAGGTATCCTGATCGAAGCAGAAGGTGATGAATACATCACTGCCAAGGATCGAGTCCAAGCCCTGGGCAGGAATCTCTTCGACTTCCTCAACTTCGCACCTTTGAATCAGGTCAAGCTTGCTTTTGCCGGGATGCCTGTTCCCTCAGTGCCTATTTCCAGTAATCTAGGCTCATATTATGCCGCTGGTGGAGCTATCTCTTCCGGAGCGAGTATGAATGCCCTGATCGACTTGATTACCGCTTTGAAAGACGAGATCGTCTCACTCAAGCAGACGGTGATGGACTCTAAGCCCATCATCGAAGTGAAGGTTGATCCACTCTCCAATGATCCGGTTAAGGTCTCGGAGATTGCCGATACCGGCAAGATGATCAGGAGTGAGATCTGATGCTCAATCTCTTCAAGATTGACTTCATCCA